AAATTGGTGGAGAGTATACGAAACTTGCATCAGATATTGACGAAACTGAAACATATGTGGACACTGGTAGTTACATATTCAATGCTCTTGTTAGTGGTAGCATCTTTGGTGGGGTATCTGGCAATAAGATTACTGCAATTGCGGGTGAATCAAGCACTGGAAAAACTTTCTTTAGTTTGGCAGTCGTTAAAAATTTTCTTGATAATAATCCTACTGGATATTGTTTGTATTTTGATACTGAAGCAGCAATCACTAAATCTTTGTTAGAAAGTAGAAAAATTGATACAACTCGATTAGTTGTTGTTAATGTTGTCACTGTAGAAGAATTTCGTGGTAAAGCCTTGAAGGCAGTTGATCTTTATATGAAGAAGGCAGAGGGGGATCGCAAACCTTGCATGTTCGTATTAGACTCTTTGGGAATGCTTTCCACCAGCAAGGAGATTAATGATGCTCTGAACGACAAGGAGGTGAGGGATATGACCAAATCTCAACTGATCAAAGGTGCATTCCGTATGCTTACATTGAAACTGGGTCAGGCAAACATTCCAATGATCGTGACGAATCACACTTATGATGTTATTGGTGCTTATGTTCCAACTAAGGAAATGGGTGGTGGTAGTGGTCTCAAATATGCTGCTTCTACTATTATTCATCTATCTAAGAAAAAGGAAAAAGATGGAACAGATATTATTGGAAACATTATCAAGGCAAAGACTGCCAAATCACGTTTGAGTAAAGAAAATCAGGATGTTGAAATTCGTCTGTTCTATGATGAACGAGGTCTTGATAGGTATTATGGTCTTCTTGAACTTGGTGAAATTGGAGGCATTTGGAAAAACGTTGCTGGACGATATGAAATGGATGGTAAAAAACTTTATGCAAAAGAAATTCTTAAAACCCCAGAAAAGTATTTTACTCCAGAAGTAATGCAAGCACTTGATGAAATCGCAAGAAAAGAGTTTAGTTATGGTTGATTTAAATTATTTTGTTCAAGTTTATGAAAATGCACTTGAAGAAAATGTTTGTGATTTTTTAATTTCATTATTTGATCAAGTTTCAGATAAGCATGAAAGAGTTGAGAATGAAAGAAAACCCAATTTCACGCAATTCAATTTAACTGAGAATTGTAAGATCACTGAAGAAGTGAATACGGTTCATAATCATTTAATTCGAAAAACAATTGACTATCGCAATCAATATTACGATATGATTGACAAAAGAGTTTTTCCAGAAGAACATGCATTTGAACAATTTCGCATTAAGAAGTATAATAATGATGGGAATGATGAATTTGATACTCACGTAGATGTTTTAGATTATTCTTCAGCAAGAAGATTTTTATCATTTATGTGGTATCTAAATGATGTAAATCAAGGGGGAGAAACTAAATTTCTTGATATGATTATACAACCAAAGAAAGGAAGTCTTCTTGTATTTCCTCCACTTTGGTTGTATCCTCATGCTGGATTGCCTCCCATAAGCAATCCAAAATATATTTTACACACGTATTTACACTATAAGTAATGGAAAAAGTTGAAACGACAATTCTTCGCAATTTACTTTTTAATAATGATTATTGTAGAAAAGTATTACCTTTTATTAAAAATGAATATTTTGAAAATTTTCATGAAAAAGTAGTATTTGAAGAAACCTGTAAGTTTCTTCTTGCTTATGAAAATCTTGCAACAAAGGAAGTTTTATTAATTGAGACTGAAAAAAGAACAGATATCACAGAAGATACATATAAAACAATTTGTGAATATGTTAGTAATCTTGATAATTCTCCAGCAGATTTGAATTGGTTATATGATATTACTGAAAAATGGTGCAGAGATCGGGCAATTTATGGTGCTCTTATGAAGAGTATTAAAATTGCGGACGGACAAGATGAGAAAAAAAGTAGAGATGCTATTCCAAATATTCTTCAAGAAGCACTATCGGTCAGTTTTGACAACCACATTGGACATGATTATTTAAATGATTATCAAGAACGTTATGATTCATATCACAAGAAAGAAAATAGGATTCCCTTTGACCTTGACTATTTTAACAAAATTACCAAAGGTGGTTTGCCTACTAAGACTCTCAACATCGCTCTTGCTGGTACAGGTGTCGGGAAAAGTTTATTCATGTGCCATGTGGCTAGTTCCTGTCTCTTGCAGGGCAACAACGTTCTCTACATTACACTTGAAATGGCAGAAGAAAAGATTGCTGAACGAATTGATGCAAACTTATTAGATGTAAATATTCGAGATATTGGAGATTTGCCAAAATCAATATTTACATCAAAGGTAAATAAACTGAGTAAAAAAACACAAGGAACTCTTATTGTTAAAGAATATCCAACTGCTTCTGCACATTCTGGACATTTTAAAGCACTTTTGAATGAACTTTCTCTTAAAAAATGTTTTAAACCTGATATTATCTTTATTGACTACCTTAATATTTGTGCTTCTTCCAGGCATAAATCAAATGGATCTGTGAATTCTTATTCATATATCAAATCAATTGCAGAAGAACTTAGGGGTCTTGCAGTTGAATCTAACGTACCTATTGTATCTGCTACTCAAACTACTCGTGGAGGTTATGGAAACTCTGATGTTGAATTGACCGACACCTCAGAATCTTTCGGTCTTCCTGCTACTGCTGACCTTATGTTTGCACTCATTAGCACAGAAGAATTGGAAAATATGGGACAGATTATGGTAAAACAATTAAAGAATAGATATAATGATCCAACAATGAATAAAAGATTTGTAGTTGGTATCGATAGAGCTAAAATGCGTCTTTATGATTGTGAACAACAAGCACAAGACAATATACTTGACTCTGGCAAAGATAAAGAGTATGATAACGAAGAACCCTCTCAAAATAAATTTTCTGGATTTAAATTCTAATGACAAAAAAAATTGATTTTAAAAAATATAAAGATTTTGTAGATGCAGTTACAAGTGATGCTTCTAAAGACTTTCTTGCTTTAACCGAACGAATGGTTGAATTAGACGAAAAAGGAGCAAACATTGAAAGATTGATGACTGCCGGAATTGGTATTAATGCTGAAGGTGGAGAGTTTCTTGAGATTGTTAAAAAGATGATCTTTCAAGGAAAACCATGGAATACAGATAATAAGGAACATCTTATAATTGAACTTGGTGATATTATGTGGTATGTTGCACAAGCTTGTATTGCACTTGAAGTTTCTTTAGATGAAGTAGTTTCGGGAAATGTTGATAAACTTATGAAACGTTATCCCGGTGGAAACTTTGATGTTTATTACTCAGAGCATAGAGCAGAAGACGATAGATAATTGATAGTCCCGTTTCTAAATATAAGAAACGGGATTTTTTTTATGGTATCTATAATTGGAAATGCCAATTCTCAAGAGGAAATATTTAAAAAATTACTAATTAATAATATTCCTCAAGACTTAAATCAAGTTGATATACAAATATATAAAGATGAAAAACTTAGAAAAGAACTAATAGGATGTTCTGTACTAGATTTTGTTGGCGTTCAAACCACTGGAAATAGAAAAGCAGATATTAAAATAAAACATTCTATTGGATCATTTTTATTGTCATTAAAAAATACTCCATTTGGTGCTTGGCAATCTGTAGATAGTTTAACCGGGGATGAAATAGATAGAATTATTATTGAGATAATTAGTGCGGGAAAACGTACTTACCAAGCTACTTTTCTACAAAAAGATTTTAATTTTGGTATAAGATATGACCCAGGAAATAAAATATATAGAATAGTTGATAAAACTAATAATGATAAGCAATTAATAGTTGATCTGAATGAAAATTCTAAAGAAAAAGTTGTCTTTGGATCTGACATTTTAAATAATGGTGCTGTAATTCAAATAAATCAAAAAGATAATAATATAGTTTATTATTCTAACAATAAACTAATCATTAATGTTATGGAGTATATTGATTCAAAATCTCAACTAGATGACTTAAAGATAGTTTATAGAATATCTAATATAAAAGGATCTAGAAGTTCCAAGAGATATCCTGGAATTAGAATACAGGCAGTCCCTTATTCTGAAATTGCTAAAGATTTTATAAAAGGAAAATATAAAGGTGCTGATATAATTATATGAACCAATTATTCATAGAACTCATTCAAATTTATAAAACCAAAGTTAGAATAAAACAATTGAAGAGAAAATCACTTGAAAATTTTGCAAGATTTTTTGTTGCATTTATAGATTCTAATAAAGATAAGAAAGATAAGAAAGATAAATATTTAAAATTAAAAAAGTTTGGGTTAACTTACATATCCCAAAATCAAGATTTGATTTACTCAGAAATTAATAAATGAAGAAGTTTTTAGATTTTTTATCAGAAGCACTTGAAACCTCAGCATCTTCTCAAGCGAAGAGGATGGGATTAGTTGGCAATGGTCATGGAGATTGGTATGATCGTCAAGGAAAATTAGTTGCAAAAACAGTTAAGCAGCAATTAAAATTCTTTACTGGTAAAAAATCTGAAAAGAAAACAAAAGAAGAAGATCAAAGACAAGAACCTGCAGACGTTAAATATAAAGCACCTACAAAGGCAAGACCTGTTAAAAAGGGCACTGGTGCGACTTCATCTCAATCTCAGCAAACCTCTGGAGCACAAGGTGCAGGTTCTGCTGGCAGAGCACAGGCACAATCATCAGCAGTTGCACCAAGAGCAGATATTGTAAGTGTTGCATTTGGCAAATTTAATCCCCCAACCAAGGGGCATCAAAAACTTTTCAAAGCACTTGAGCAGGCATCGTCTGGTGGAAACTTTTATATCTTCCCAAGTAGAACTCAAGATAATAAAAGGAATCCGTTAGATCCCGAATTGAAGATTGAATATATGAAGGAAATGTTTCCTGAATATGCAGAACGTATAATTGATGATGATAGTTTCAAAACTATCTTTGATGTTCTTACTTTTTTAAATCAGGAAGGATATACTTCTGTAAATATTGTTGCTGGTGCTGAAAGAGTTGCTGAAATTGATAGTTTAACTACAAAGGCAAATGGGCAACAATATCAATATCAATCTATCAATGTAGTATCTGCTGGACCTAAAGATTCTGAATCTGAATCATCAATAGCAAGAGATGCTGCAGCAAGTGGTGATACGGAATCTTTCATAAAGGTAATGCCATCTGGAGTAGATGAAAAAATACTTCAGCAATTATTTGATGATTTAAGAAGTTCAATGAATGTAAAAGAATGTTATAAGTGGGAAATTGCTCCTGATTTAGATTGGAAAAATTTGAGAGAAAATTATGTTTTTGGAAATCTTTTTAATGTTGGAACAATTGTAGAGAATTGTAATACTGGACTTCGTGGTGAGATAATACGTTCTGGAACTAATCATCTCATTTGTGTGACTGAGAATGGTATAATGTTTAAGTCTTGGATAAAAGATGTTTGTGAAGTTCATGGTTAATTATCTAAATCATCAAAGCAAATAAATAGAAAAAGAAAAGTCGTAGTTAAGTAAATGTCTAACATTTGGTCAGAATCCTTTAATGAAATTAGAGAACCTTTCTTTGAATCGGAAGATCCTTATGCTAAAGCAGGTGAAAAGTATGAAGGAAAGTATAAAAAGACTGGTAAAAAGTCAAAAGATTATGATAAAGATGGTACAGTAGAAGATGAAGCAGATGAATATGCTGGAGTGAAAGATAATGCAATTAAAAAAGCAATAAAAAAACAAAAACTTGATGGCAAGCACGGAGCAGTTAAAAATAAAATTAATTTAAATCCAACTACTAGTGAGTCCTTTAATTTTAATGATAGAGGACGTAAACTTGCCTACGAGGCAATGTTAAATTATATTATGAAAGAAGAAGAACTTCTTGAAGCATCAACAACACCTCCATTAGGAGATGCTCAAACTGAATACAAAGATCCTCAAGCAGCAGCAAAACAAAAAGTTGCACAAGCACAAATTAAAAAAGAACTTGCTGATGTTCAATTAGCAAAAGCAAAACTGACTTCTGGAAAAACAGATACAAATGAATCTGTAATTTCGTATCTTCAAAATCGTTATAAATAAATCAGGAAATTAAACAATAGAGGTTATTATGTCAGCACTTATCGCATGGGCAATTGCCAATAAAGCACTTATCGCAACTGTTCTTTTTGCAGTTTCTGAAGCACTAGGAGCAACCCCAAAAGTCAAGGCAAACGGTCTTCTTTCACTCATTCTTTTACAAGTTCAAGGACAACTAAAAGCAAATGGTGCAAAGGATGTTACTCCTTGAATTAATTAAATAAAATATCTCAATGTATTTGGGGGGAGTTTGATACTCCCCCATTTTTATAAATAAATTTAGGAAATTAACGAGAACGCACATGGCACTTTGGGGAAAAGCCGATAGTATTTACTCTACTGGCACAGTTTCTGTAAATTATGGAACAAAAGTAATTACTGGATCTGGTACATCATTTTTAGCTGCTTCTGTTGGCAGTGTGATCACCATTGGAGTTGGTGGTACTTATGGTCAAGCAGTAATTTCTGCAATTACTTCTCAAACTCAAATTTCAATTGCGACCACTCAATATTTAAGTGGTGCTGCAATTTCTGGCATTGCATATACAATGTCACAAAAGCCAGTTTATACTCTTGAAGATGCCAATTATGATATTAAACAATCTACATCTACAGGACTTACTAATTTTGTTGTAGGTGTTGATGAGTATGAGCAAGCTGCTTCAAATGCCACTGGATCAAGATACCATGCAGGACATTGTGGTTGGGTAGGAGTTCATACTTATACTGATATGCACGGCAATTTAAGAACAAAAGCAGAAACTCTTGTTGCAATGTCTGGAATTAGCACAAATGATCCTCCTACTTATGGAGTATATGGTGATGCTAACGATGATACAATTCTTCCAGATAGATATATCAATATTACTTCACAACCTTCTAACGTTGGAATTGCAACAACTGGAACTGGAACATTTAGTGTAACTGCATCTGCAATTCCTGGTGGAACACTTAGTTATCAGTGGAGAGTTTCTACAAACGGTGGAACTTCTTACAGCAATGCAACTGGTGGAATCTACTCAAATGGCACAACTGCAACACTTACTCTTACCAACCCTGCCCTTAGTGCAAGTGGCAACCTTTACAGAGTTATTATCACATCTACTGGTGGAGCAACAGCAACTTCAAATGCTGCAACTCTTACCGTAACTGCATAATTAATATATGAAATTTGATGAGTTGAACGAGGATAATTATATTTTATTCGCAATTAAATATTATGATAACCCTCAAGCAGTAACTAAAGAAGATTTTTTTGAAGACTTGAATAGATTTAAATATATTAAAAAACTTCTTCGAAAATATGCAAAAACTGGTGATCTTAAGGTTGATTTATTAGTCAATCATTTTATTATTGTTTTTAATATTTTCAATGATGCTGCAATTCCTCTTTTATTTTTTAAACTTGAAAAGGAATTGTGGACTTCAATTAAGACCTTTTTATATTTCTTAAATCGTATTCCAGAATATCCAAAATCATTTTTAGATGAAATCGAAATCGATAATAATTGTTTAAATATCTTAAATTCAATCTAATGGAAAATTCAAAATTGGATAGAATTCTAAATAATATTAGAATGAAATTAAATGAAGATATGACTGCTACTGGAGGGGGACTTGCCGGGTTGCCCCCAGAAGAACCCCCAGTAGATCTGAGAAAACATAAAAAATCCCATAGAATTTGGTTAAGTATTCTTCAACGCAACTCGAAATCCAATGGAAAACGAAACAGTTAAACTTGCCGTATTGGAGCAAAAGTTTGCAGATTTTGTAAGTATTGTGAATAAAATTGATGATGCTATTGGGAAATTAAGTGAAGTTAATATCAACGTAGGCAAAATGCTTGCAGTTCATGAAGAGAGAATTGAACAAGCTATGAAAACAAATGATATTTTAATTAATATGATACAAGAGGTAAAAAAAGATAATAATGCAAGTCATCAAAAAACAGAAGAAAAATTAAATGATATTGAATCTGAACTAAGTGATGAGATTGCACTTCTACAATCTAAGTATGATGAAATTTCCAAAATTAAATGGATGACAGTTGGATGTGGAATTTTATTGGCAGTATTAGCCACTGCTTTTTCAACACTTGCTTCTGGATGGTGGACACCAAGTGAAATGCAACAAGTGAGAGAAGGTCATACTCATACTGTTCAGGAGAGCAAAACTCCAAACAATTGACGGGAGCATAGGACTGTGGTAGCATAAAATCCCTGATCCTATTTTTATATGAGTTTGATTGATGAAAAATTTATTTCACTTATATCTTCAAGACTTGATAAGTATAAGAAAGTTAAGATAGGACTTTATAATTTTAGATGCCCTTATTGTGGGGATAGTCAAAAGTATAAAAATAAAGCACGAGGATATTTTTATAAAGTAAAAAACGATTATAATTTTAAGTGTCATAATTGTGGATCATCAAGAACTTTCACAAATTTTTTGAAAGATTTTGATTCTACTATGCATGATCAATATGTAATGGAAAGATATAAAAATGGATTGACTGGAAAAAATTCAAATACTTCAGATCCTGAATTCAACTTTAAAGTTCCAATTTTTGAAAAATCAAAAAGTTTGAATAAATTTAATCTTCCTTCCATACAAGAACTAAATAAAGAACATCCAGCAAGACAGTATCTAGAAAATAGAAAAATCCCAAATGAATGTTTAACAGAACTATACTATTGTGAAAAATTTAAAGAATGGACGAATGAACAAAAATATACTTTTGAATCTACAAAATATGATGAACCAAGAATCATAATACCACTCATTAATAAAGGTGAAATATTTGGATTTCAAGGTCGTAGTTTGAATAAGAAATCAAAAGTAAAATACATAACAATCATTCTAGATGAATCTCATCCAAAAATTTTTGGGTTAGATAAAATAGATTTTAGCAAAACGGTATATGTTGTTGAGGGACCTTTTGATAGTATGTTTCTGGATAATACTATTGCTATGGTTGGTGCCGATATGGATAAAATGTTCTTCATTCATAATTTTGAAACAAAATTTGTGATGGTATATGATAATGAAAGAAGAAATAAAGAAATGATTGGTCGATTAGAAAAATCAATTGACGATAATTTTTCTGTAGTGATTTGGCCACAAGACTTGAAATATAAGGACATTAATGATATGATACTAGCAGGACTCGACGTTCAAAAAATTGTAAAAGAGAACACTTTTATGGGATTAGAAGCAAAAGTAAAACTTATTGGATGGAAAAGAATATGAGTAACGGAACAAAGGTTGTTAAAAGAAGTGGAAACGTAGAACATTTAGATCTAGACAAACTTCACATTATGGTAGAAGAGGCATGTAAAGATCTTGCCGGAGTATCTGCATCACAAGTTGAAATGCAATCTGGAATTCAATTTTATGATGGGATTACTACTTCTGAAATTCAAGATATTTTAATTCGTTCTGCATCTGATTTAATAAATTTAGATTCTCCGAATTATCAATATGTTGCTGCAAGATTACTTTTATTTTCTATTCGTAAATCACTTTACGGAAAGATTCATGAACATCCTAATTTTTATGACCACATTGAATCATGTGTAGAAGCAAAAGTATATGATGCTGGGATTTTAACTTCATACACAAAAGATGAACTTGATAAACTTAATAGTTATATCAAGCATGATAGAGATTATCTATTTACTTATGCTGGTCTTCGTCAAGTTGCAGATAAGTATTTGGTTCAAGATAGGAGTTCTGGAAAAATTTATGAAACTCCTCAGTTCATGTATATGATGATTGCTGCTACTATTTTTGCAAGATATCCAAAAGAAACTCGTCTTTTATATACCAAAAAATATTATGATGCAATCTCAAAGCATAGAATTAATATTCCAACTCCAACTATGGCAGGAGTTAGAACACCTCTTCGTCAATTTGCGTCTTGCGTTTTAGTTGATGTTGACGATTCTCTTGACAGTATTTTTAGCAGTGATATGGCAATTGGCAGATATGTTGCACAAAGAGCAGGAATCGGCATTAATGCAGGAAGAATACGTGGCATTAATTCTAAAATTAGAGGTGGTGAAGTTCAACATACTGGAGTTGTTCCATTCCTTAAAAAGTTTGAAGCAACTGTTAGATGTTGCACTCAAAATGGTATTCGTGGTGGATCAGCAACTGTTCACTTTCCAATTTGGCACCAAGAAATAGAAGATATTATTGTTCTTAAAAATAATAAGGGAACTGAAGATAATCGTGTTCGTAAATTGGATTATTCAATTCAAATCAGTAAATTATTTTATGAACGATTTATTAGTAATGAAGAAATTTCACTTTTTTCTCCTTATGATGTTCCTGGTTTATATGATGCTTTTGGAACTGATGAATTTGATGATCTTTATATAAACTATGAAAAAAATACTTCTATTCCAAGAAAAACTGTTGGAGCTCAAGAACTCTTTTTAGACCTTTTAAAAGAAAGAGCAGAAACAGGTCGTATCTATATTATGAATATTGATCATTGCAATACACACTCTTCATTTACTAGTAAAGTAAATATGAGCAATCTCTGCCAGGAAATTACACTTCCGACAGATCCAATTGAGCATATTGATGGAAAGGGAGAGATTGCACTTTGTATTCTTTCTGCAATTAATATTGGAAAAGTTAAAGATGATGAAGAGTTTGAAGAATTGTGTGATCTGTCTGTACGTGGACTTGAAGAGCTGATAGACTATCAGGAGTATCCTGTTCTTGCTGCAGAACTTTCTACAAAGGTTCGCAGATCACTTGGAATTGGGTTTATTGGATTGGCACATTATCTTGCTAAACTTGGATTTAAATATGATTCTCAAGAGGCATGGGATGCTGTTCATGGACTTTCTGAATCTTTTCAATATTTTCTTCTTAAATCTTCTAATCAGATTGCAAAAGAAAAACGTCCTTGTGGGGCATTTAAAGAAACAAAATATGCTAAAGGAATTCTTCCAATTGATACTTATAAGAAAGACGTTGATGAAATTTCATCAATACCCCTTCAACATGACTGGGAACAGTTGAGAGCAGATATTCTTCAATATGGTCTTAGACACTCCACATTGTCTGCCCAGATGCCTTCTGAGAGCAGTTCAGTGGTATCTAATGCCACGAATGGAATTGAACCTCCTCGTGGATTCTTATCAGTCAAGAAGTCTAAAAAAGGACCCTTGAAGCAAATTGTTCCACAATATAATAGTCTTAAAAATAACTACACTCTATTGTGGGATATGCCGGACAATACAGGTTATATTCATATTGTTGCTTTGATGCAAAAGTTTTTTGATCAAGCAATCAGTGGCAATTGGAGTTATAATCCAGAAAATTATCCAGACAATGAAGTTCCAGTTTCTGTAATGGCACAGGATCTTTTAAGAACTTATAAGTATGGATGGAAAACATCATATTACCAAAATACTTATGATAATAAGACAGATGAAGTAAAAGAAGAAAAGGTAAATAGTATTAGTGAGTTAATTAATGAAATTTTAAGTTCAGGAGAAGAAGATTGTGAAAGTTGCAAAATTTAGAGTAAACTCGCAAAAATCAAAAATGTTACAAGGAATTACCGTCTTTAATACAAATGACGTTGATTCCAAAAAACAACCAATGTTTTTTGGAAATCCTTTAGGCATTCAAAGATATGATTCCTATAAGTATCCAATTTTTGAAAAACTTACCCAACAACAATTAGGTTATTTCTGGAGACCAGAAGAAATTTCACTTCAAAAAGATAGAGGAGATTATCAATCTCTTCGTCCCGAACAAAAGCATATTTTTACTTCAAATTTAAAATATCAAATTATGCTTGATTCTGTGCAAGGTCGTGGTCCTGGCATGGCATTTATTCCATATTGTTCACTTCCAGAATTGGAAGCATGTATGACTGTATGGGGTTTTATGGAAATGATTCATTCCCGTTCTTATACTTACATTATCAAAAACATTTACTCAGATCCATCAGAAGTATTTGATACAATCTTGAATGATGAAAAAATCTTAGAACGTGCGTCATCAGTGACAAATGCTTATGATGATTTTATTAATTCTGCTCACAATTATGATTCTTCAAATCTTTGGATTCATGCACAAGAAGGTGCAGGATCTTCTAGAGAAGAGAGAATTGAACTTAAAAGAAAACTCTATCGTGCAGTTGCTAATGTCAATATTCTTGAAGGTATCAGATTCTATGTCTCATTCGCTTGCTCGTTTGCGTTTGGTGAACTCAAACTTATGGAAGGATCCGCTAAAATTATCTCTCTCATCGCAAGAGATGAAAACCAACATCTTGTCCTTACTCAAAACATCCTCAACAAGTGGAATGATGGAGATGATCCTGAAATGCAAAAAATTGCTAAAGAAGAAGAAGAATGGGTGAGATACGCATTTAAAACATGTGTAGATGAAGAGAAACTGTGGGCACAACATTTATTTAAAGATGGTTCTATGATTGGTTTAAATGATAAACTTCTCAATAATTATGTTGAATGGATTGCAAATCGTAGAATGAAAGCAATTGGTATGAAACCAGAGTATGATATTTCTTTTAAAAATAATCCA